TTGTGCAGTCGCAGAACCAACTTGATCGTAAAATGCGTTCTTTCCTACTTGACTTTCAACACGTACAGCGTTTCTGAGCAAACTTCCTTTTTGTTGAGAAAGTAATTGCACGTTACTACTATATTGTTGAACGAAAGCTGTAGTAATTTGAGAACTCATTTAGATCTCCTTATCCAAATTGTTAATAAAAATAAACAGCGAGAAGTGCTGTCCATAATTGGACACTCTCTTGGGAAGTAACGATTACCCCATACGAGTCATTGACTAACAACAGGAATGTTCCCATTTACCCTGACTTTGTTTTAAAAATACTAAAACAAAAAAAACTTTTTATTCTTCTGGATGAACCATCTCTTGCATATCAGCTACTTCTTTAACTGCATTTTCATGTTCAGCATCTTTACGATTCCAATATGCTGTACCAGGTGCAGTTAATTCTGCAATCTTTCTTTTAGCTTCTGCAGGAGTGAAAAACTCACTTCCTTTTTCTCCAGTAGCAATCTTATCTTCAGATATAGTGTCTGCAATATTAGACATCAACTTTATAAATGTAGGATGATCGCCTAATTTAGTTCCATCTTTTAATTCTACATCTAAAAATTTAGTATCACCATAAGTTTGGAATACTCTTTGAGAAGATTTTAATTTTGCATCATAAGTTTTTCCAAACTCTTTTCGCAATGCAGCTTCTGATTCTGCTCTTTTAGTATCAGCATCCACATTTATATCTTCTACTTGTGTTTTGATTAAGTCTTTATACCAAGAAGTTAATCCTTTAAATTGTGTTTGGTTAAGACCTAACTTATGAGCAGCATCTTTAAAGTTCTTTACATTCTCTTCTGGAATAGGTAAATCACCAAAATCTTCCTCATAAGCTTTTGCTTCTTCTGGTTTGCCTAATCTATTATATACAGCATCCCATTCTTCTTCCGAAGCATTTTTTCCAGGAAGTGCAATCTTATCTGCACCTATCATTTTTTGTGCATGAATATAAGATTTTGCCAAACCTGGAACATCTTTAACAGTTAGTAATGATGGATCGTTTTTCAAATCTTCTGGAAGACTCTCTTTCCAATCCACTTGTGCATCTAACGGTTTTTCTTCTGTTTGAGTAACATCAGACGATGTATCTTCTGTCGCTACCTGTGTTTGTTCTTCAGCCATCTTGTTTATTTTCCTCCTTTATAAAACTTAAAATGGTTAATAAAACAGATCGTTGCCCTTCAAGAAAGGCACTTTCGTGTGAGTCATTTCTTACATGCGTAGGTATATAATAATGACAACGAAACTTTAAATCTTTTAAAACTCTTTTTCCTTCTTCAGAACCAAAGACAACTTTATATTCTTTTTTTATTTGTTTTATTTTATCTAAATCCATTTATGGTGCTTCTGTAGCCATCATGTTTGCAACTTCTTTTACTGCAGGTGCTGCTTTCCCTGCTGCCTCTGCTGCTTGTGCTAATTGTTGTTGTTGTAATTGTTGTTGTTGTACCATAGAATCTTGTTCTCTTTTTTGTGAAACGCTAACATCATCATTTAATAACGTACCAGGCACACCTAATATATCAAATATATATTTAATTAATTTATCTGAATTTATATAATCAAAGACTGGAGCTTGTTGTTGTAATGGAATAGCAATTTCTAATGCTCTTAATATTCCAGATAAGTCAGAAGTTCTTTGTGCTTTAGCAAGTGGTGATACATATTCTATTTCTATATCAACACCTTCTAAATATTCTGGCATAGGTGGTAATTGTTCGTTTCTTAATAAAATTCTAAAAGCTCTATTAATTAAAGGTCTTAATAATTCACTTGTTAATCTTCCAAGAACAGGTCCTAGTAATCTCATCTTCTCTTCGTTTCTTTGTACAACTTCTGTTGCTGTCATTTGTGGGCCTTGTCCTAAAAGTAATTGGTCAATAAAAAATGCTTCTCTAATTGCCCTTCTTTTTTGTTCTTCCATATTTAATCCTATTGGATTATTAGCACCAATATTTAATGGTTCGATTCTATCTCTTGTTCCTGCACGATAATAATTTAAACCACCTGGCACAGTTCTTACAGGTAAAACAAATCCATCATCTGGAACTAACAATGGTGGATCAACTTGTTTTTGTGCTGCCTTGATTGTTGTCTTTGACATTTCATTTAACATTTTAATGTCAGGCAACGCAGTCATTGATGGGCTTCTTCCATATACTTCATTAGATGATTTTAAAAATCTAGGAACCATAAATGGAAATTCATCAAAACCACCTTCAGCAATTAAATGCTGTCCGTCTAAATCAATGTAACAAGAACCAAATGGTTTATTTAATTTATCTTTTTTCTTTATATCATACTGATCTCTAGGATAGACAGAGTGTAAAATTGTAACATCTTTATATGGATCATTTTTTGATTCGTTTATAATTCTAGTTCCTGCTTGTACTCCCCATTGTTTAGCTGCTGCACTTGCAGACATATTAAATTTTCTGCAAACCATATCGATTTTGCCTTGATGATTTTCAGATATAAATATTTCTGCAACATGTCTTGAAGAGAAACGTAACTCCCCTTCATCATCTTCTAGGAATAAACAGGCAGTTCCAAAAGCAGTAAGGTCCATATATAATTCATGTATTTCTTGTTGAAAATTACTACGAGAAAATGCTTGATACATTCTTTCTACAGCAGTATCTAACCATGCTTTCGCACCCACATCCTCATTAATTTCATTTTGTCTATATTTTAAATCAAACCAAGATGTAGAAGGATTAGTGAGCATACCATGAAGAGAGGCAGCTAATAATTCTAATGCGTGGATTGCAGTAGCATCATAAATTAATTCTGTTCGTTTATCTCCTTTAGCTCTTGTCTTAGTAACAGTTGCTTTTCTAGGTAGAACATAATCAGCAATTTCTTGCCAATGTCCTTCCCAAGAATAACGAAGGTTTTTTAAACTTTCAAACTGTTTTAGTTTGTCAGCTACAAATTTACTTACAGCCATAGTTTATCCTCCCAATAATGTTTTCTTCTCTGTCAACGGTTCACCAGTAATACCTTCTGCTCCAGTCATTATAGTAGCATAACGACCTTTTCTTTTTCTTTGTTGAGCTGATGCTGCTTCACTTTGTTCCAATTCTGCCCTTGTTGGTCCTGCTGGAGCAACTCGCTGTGGTGGTGGTGGAGCAACTATACGTCTAGGTTGTGGTGGTGCTGGTGGTGAAAAAAATCCCCCCATTATGTTGTACCTCCTAATAAAGTTTTCTTATAAGTTTCTGGTTCATCCAGTAATCCTTGTGGGCCTGTTTGTATTAATCCAGCCCTTGATGCTTTTTGTTTTATTCTTCTTCTTTCTCCTGACATTTCATCTAATAAAATTTGTGCCTGCGATTTTTCTGCAGCAGATGCTTGTGGATCATTTACAATACTCTCTGCATTATCTCTAGTAACAGGTGGTCTTGGTGGCGACTCTGGTATTTCTGGTATCGCCATGCTCGGCATCTTTGGTTGCATCATTAAACTTGCTACCCCTGTCAATGCACTTATTCCAGCACCAATAGCTTTCCATGTTGGATCCATTATCCTAAACTCTCCATAGTAAATGGGTTATATTCCTGTTGCGAAATTCTTTGTTTTGGCTTTCTCATAAGTCCTTCTTCTGTATCTAATCCAATTCCCATATAACGAAAGGCATCTGCAGCATGAGATGACCAATCGTGTTTTGGTCTTGTTCTAAACGATTGAGTCTTTTCATCATATACCCTGTGATATTGTCGAAGTGCCTGCAGGCCATCTTCACAGTTTTTTGTATCAAACCAACAACGGCTTATCAATTGTTGTGCTGCATGTATTCCATCTTCGATTGGTAGCTTTGGTACTATTTTGAAATTTAAACCTAATTCCAATGCGATTTCACGCCTTGATTTACCAGTACCTAATTCTCGGACATCAATATCATGTGGAGCATAATGATGTTGGTAAAGATACTTATAAGTATTTAATACTTCACAGTAATGTTTTAAACCCTCACCAGTAGCTTCATAATAATTTATAACATGAACTGCATGTCCTATTACTTGTACAAACCAAATTGCTGTCGCATCTGCAATACCTAAATCCCAAAAAGTACTTACAGGATAACCTTCATCATAAGGAACTTTTGTAATTCTTTTTTCATTTAATGCTTTATCTAATGGCTTGCCATAGATAGCACCTTCTACATTAGCAACAAATGAACATTCAAATTCTTGGTCAAACTGGTTCTCAGTCATTATTGCTTTTGCTGCTTCTAATTCGTCTTTAGGAAGTATCTTTGTTTGTGATGCCCTGTATACTTTAGAGAACCATTTAGGATTAGTTACAGATTCTTGATATAATTTATAAAAATTATTCTGTCCTCTTGGAGTTCCTACAAAAAAACAGAAACCTTTTCTGTCTACCAATGCAGGCCTTACTACTTCCCCAAACACTCTCTCTGGCATGTCTGCATATTCATCCATTACTATGCCATCCAAATATATACCTCTTAAACTGTCTGGGTTCTCAGCACCAAGCAGAGATATTCTGGAACCATTAGGCATATCACATCTTAATTCTGTTTCATGGAACTTAGCACCAGGAACTTTGTGTGCATAATATTTTAAATAATCCCATGCCACCGATTTTGCTTGTCTGTATGTGGGTGCCATATAGGCAAACCGAGAAGTTCTATTTGTGGTCGTGAGTGCAGCACGGAGCAAGTGATTGACAGCCATAACTGTTTTACCAAACCTTCTATGACATACTACCACCGAAAATCTTTTTAAGTGATTGTGTAAATAGTCTTGTAGCTTTCTAGGGCTATAAGGTATTTTTATTACTTGAACCATTTATCTTTTTTTTTTGCTTCTTTTAAAAATTTTATGAATAGGTATATTAATCTGACCACCAATAGTTTTCTCATCTCCAACATCACTTTTACTTATTCCTATACTACCAGTAATACCATCTTTTTTTCCGAATCTCTTTTCTAATATTTTTTGTTTATCTGTTTGAATATAAGTGTACCCTTTAGCAGATACAGATTGTTCACCTGGTTTTTGTTTATAAGTTATTCCCTTACCTGTAATTGCAAATTTATCTTTTCCTTTAACCTCAACATCTATACCTAAGTTTTCTATAAACTCTGGCACATGGATTCTTTCTCCTATTTCACTTAATAACTTACCACTTGCAGCTTTTGTAACAAAATCTTTCATTTTTTCTTTAGGAATTTGTTGTGTTTGTATTGCATTTAATAAATCTGGCATAGTATCATATACCTTCTTTTGTATCTTTAAACTTTCTTCTTTATCTTGTTGTTCAATTTGTTTAAATTTATCTGATTCAGAGTACTTTAAATCAGTTTGAAAATTAGTAGCAGATGCTTCTTTTAGTATAGGGTTTGGATCTGCATAAAAAGGATCTAGTTTTGGTAAACCTAATTCCTTTGCGTCTTCAATTGTAAAAGGTAGATGTTGAAACATTGGTTGGTTTCTTTCTATCCAATCCTTATAAGGTTTTTGCTGATAATAAGGGTGGCCTGTTTCGTCAGCCCATTTAGAAAGGCTTTTAGAAAAATCCACATTTATTTTCTGATCTAATTCTAATTCTTCTTTTTCTCTTTCTTCAGGAGGCATATTTTTTAGTTTTTTTTCAAATTCATTACTATATATTACCTCTTTAAAAAGCATATTTCTATCAGTTCTATATTTAAAACGAACTACAGTTTGTATTTCATTATGTGTAGGAGATTCTGGGTTTTCATCTCTAAACACAAATAATGTGTCACTATGCGTTTCAAAATATTCTTTTAGCATATCACCTGGTGGTTTGCCTACAAACTCGCTTTCAGATTCGTATCCAACTTGTCTTACAGCATCATCTGGTTTTTCAATCTGTTGTTCTGATTGTTCAACCTTATCTAATGTTAACAGCCCTGCTTCTTTTTTTCTTCTTTCAAAGTGCTTATCCTTAAAGTTCATCAACTCATTATACACCCCAGTCCAGTTTCCACTCACTACACCTCCCCAAAAATTAGGAGTTTCTGTCGCTAAATTTCCATATTGAAAACCTACTGATATTACAACTGTTTGTTGGTTTGCACTTAAACTATTCCAAGACTTATCACTATCTTTTTCATAAGCTGTTTTTATCCTAGTGAATTCAAACTTCTGAACTGCTTTATCTAATATCTTTATATCTACTGGTGATAACTCCAATGGTTTTTTTTTTAAAGATGCTTCA